ATGGTGTAATCTGCACCCAAAATGTTGATTGTCACCGGCAGCGCCTCCCTCCCCGATACAGCAGCCCAGTATTTGTCAGATACCGCCGGGCGGTATCCAGCAGGACGGACCGGGCCGCCTCCGCCGCCTGGACCGCAGACTGTGCGCTGTCTCCTCCGGAGCGGTAGGACCTGGACCAGGACCCTACCGTCTCGCTCTGGACCTCAGCGCCGTCCCCAGCGCCCGCCGCAAGGCTTTTATGCGCCAGGGCCTGGGCCGTCTCAATGGCCTGGTACTGTTCCGCCAGGGCACAGCAGCACATTTTGACGGGTTCCATACTGTCCCTTGCCCTACTCTGGGTGATGTAGTCGATGTACTGGCTTGCGTGGAGGGCCAGACGGGGGAAATCTGCTTCCCCTATGGTCTGCCCAAAGTATTCGTTGCGGTAGTAGTCGTAGTCGGCGTAGGTCATCAGAGCGCCCCCTCAATCGCCGCCAAAATCTCAGCCTTGTTCATGGCACTGCTAACCCCCTCCACCCCGGCAGACGCGGCGTAGTCAAGCAACTGCGCCTTCGTCATGTCGGAGAGGTCTGGGGCAGGCTGTTCGTCAAGCAGTGCGGTTAAGGGTTTACGGACGCGCCAGACTCCGCAGGGGCGTACACCGCGAAGGGAGACCGCTTGCTCTCGTCGGGCTGGAAGGCGTTGATGGGGTTGGGAATCTCCCAGCCCAGACGCATGACGGCGCGGAGGGCCACCATGTCGTTCTGCATCAGGTTGTAGACGATCTCCTTTGTGTTGGGGTCCTGGACCACGCCCTGGTCGAAGATCTTGAACTCAATGTCTTGCCGAACGGCATACACCAGCTGGGAGAAGTCGCCCACAATCATCAGCGCCTTTTCAAAGTCAAACGCGCCGTTCATCGGGAAATCCAGCTGGAAGCCGTCCAGGGAATAGCGGGTGGGGCTTTGCATATCGCTCTTGAAAATGGGCTGGCCGGTGGTATCCGTCAGGCCGCGTAGCTTCGCCTTCATCCGTACCGCCGCCATCGCGCCGGTGGGCAGGAATCCGCTCTCCTCCACCTTTGCGATCACGCCGTCCTCGCCCATGATGTCGGTGAAGGTATCTCCAGTGGCGGCGACGATATTCCCGACCTCCTCCGCCGTCTCATACAGAGACTTGCGGAAGGACGCGGGCTTGTCCACGCCGAAGATGATGGTTTCATCAATCCGCTTTCCGAACGCCTGCTCCAGCAGCGGACGGCTCTCACCCCAGATGTCGTAGTCGGAATCATCGAGAACCGCTTCCGGGATAGGGACGATAACAGCGATTTCCTCCGCTACGATCCGCTTCTTGTCCCAGGCGATGTTGGTGGTGTTCTTGAAGCCGGTGTCACCATTGACCCAATAAGCCACGGGCAGGGCGTCCAGCACGTTCATGTGCTGGGTCTTGCTGGTCATGTTGGGCAGACGCCGCCCCATGCTGAGCACAGCGGAGCGCTGAATCGCGCCCTGGATAATGCCCCTGGTTACCGGCTCAGGAATCAGGCCGGACAGGTTTTCCCTGGTAATCATGCTTGCTGTACCAGCAAAAAACTGGATACCGAACTTCATCTTTTTGTTTGTCAAATTATGTACCTCACTTTCTTGCGCCTCGGATGAGGCTGTTCATCATTTCGTTTTCGCTCGGGGACGGCTTTCCGCCGCCCAGAGGGGCGGACAAATCCACCTGCACCGTCCCTACGGGCGGATTGTCCTTCAAGAACTGCTCCGCCGCCTTTTCAAAGTCCGTGGCGTCAGTCACCAGCTTGCCGATCTTGAAGGCGTAGTAGTCCACGTCGTCGGCGGGCACGCCCTTGCCAAGCAGGAACTTTTCCCGCCGGTACTGCTCCAGTTCCGCCTGCGCGGCGGTCAGGGCGGTTTTGCTCTCGTCCCGTTCGCGGGTCAGCGTGTCCCAGCGCTCCTTCTCGGTCTGCTGGCTCTCCTTCCATACCCGAAAAGCGGTCAGCTCCTCCTCTCCGGGCATACCCTTCATGGCTTTGGCAATGCGCTTGCCAACAATGGAATCCAACTCCGCCTGAGTGAAGGTTTTCTCAGGGGCAGGCTCCGGCGCGGGGGCCGGGGTGAGGTTGTTCTCGTTTGTGATAGGTTCGCTCATATTATTTACCTCCGTTTTCGGGCCGTCGCCCCTGATTTAACGCCTCGCGGCAGGTTGTATAAAAACCGCGTTAGCGGGTTTTACCGAAAGAGAAAGAGCCATCATCCTCCGGGTGCTCCGAAAGGATAATGGCTCTTGGCTCAAAGGCTCTTGGCTCTCTGGTTGTTCATTTTTGTTGGGAATGCGTTTATCTCAAGATCATGCTTGCACGCCTTACAGCGGAAGGGCATATGCTCAATGCGGGTGTCCTCCCGCAGGGGGAAAAGGGCCTTGCCGCAGTGGGGGCAGTTATACCAGCGCCCTTGCTTTTTTGTGCTCACTTTTTCTCCTTCTTAGCTTCTTCTAAAAATTTCTTTGCCATAGTTGCCCTCATTCTGGCAAAATCCACTTCACCATCAAAGGTGCGCAATTCAGGCGCGTTTTCATCATATGGTTCCGCCGCCGCTAAATCGCGCTCAAGGCGCTTTTTGTCAGCCTCGGATAAATTCAATGCCATATTCCTTAGCCTCCTCCAAAAGCTTCTCAATAATGTCAATGTATTGCTTTATGTCAAATTTTTCTGCCGTTGCATTCAACTTTGGAGAAGCGTCATCCAGAGCTTTCCAAAATGAAAACCCATCATAGTCCTCTTTCTTGAATACTGCATAAAGTTTTCCTGTGTTCCCAACGGCGGTCATCCCATACATTTTATCATTCGCCAAAAACGATGTTAAATCAGTATAGCTGAATGTCTCTCCGCTTGGGTGGTTGTGCACGAAAATATGCGGCTCATGACAGCGCGGCATAACGATCTGCTGTTCCGCCGCATCTCCGACCTTGCGCTCGATCAACCGTAAATCCGGCGAGTAGATCGCCCCAGCCTCTGTGCCGACCGGCCTGTCCTGCACAGACCGCAGCAGTTCCCGGTGGGCCTCCTGCAAACGCTCCGCCTGCTCCACGCTCCAGCCCTCCGGCTGAATTTGCGGAACGCGCCGTATCGCTTCCTCTGTAACAGGAATCCCGTGATAGTTTATATCTTTAAGTATACCAGATTCTGCGCGTTTTTCAAGCAATTCCGCCGCCTTTTTCGTGGACGCATCATCCACATAGGAGACTTTCATCCTCTCCCGCTGCTCCGGCAGGCCCGCCGCCTTGCTGAACGCCCGGTACTTCTCATTCAGGCGGCGCAGGCGGATGTTGGCGGCGGTGGCCTTATCGTCCAGCCCTGCGGCCTCGTACGCGGTCTTTAGGCGGCGCTGCTTACGGATGGTGCGTTCTATCATGCGCTGCTTTTGCGTGGCCTCGTAGGCCGTGTATGTTCGGCCCTCGAAGGTGATGGGCGGCGGGTCAATATTTGCAAGCTCCTGATCAGTGTAGGTGCGTTCAGAAATTCCTTCTATATACGGATAAAAATTGTGCCGGCAATTCCATCCGCAAAGGCCCTCGCCCGTTCCATATCCTGTCGTTCTTACAAAATCAGGATAGTTCCCCTTAGAGACTCGAGGCTTCTCGCTCCAACGGAAAACCCGCCCCTGCCAGCTTTTGTGATTGGCAGGGCCCGTTCCTGTGTCTCGTGCCCCAGTGTGTGCAGTGGTTTCCACAAGGTCAGTTTCCAGGTAATCAACGGATTGTTCCCTATATTTGGCGCTAAGCTGCACTACCCCTGTTTGAATTGCTCTCCGCACAGCAACGTCCAGATGATCAATGTGACCGCTTTCATAGGCCACGCGGTTTTTCAGCGGATTTCCATTCTTGTCATAGGCTACGCAAAGTCCGCTGTCGGCCAGCTGCTTCACGGCCTCGGCGATGGCCTGATTGTAGCTGATTGCCCCGGACTGTATCTGCATGATGGCGGAATCAAGGCAGTGCTCATACGCTTTTGCCGGAGGAAGAAGGGTTAGCCGCCCACCCTTCACCACAAGAAAGCCCATAGACCCGGTTATGTTCCTATAGGCCCCCCAGGTCTGCCGCCTGATAGCCGCAATGTCTGATTCGTCCACCATCCGCTCCGGCGCGGTCACCCGGGCCAAGTCCACCATTTCGACGTAGTATTGCCGGTTGCGCTCCACCACGTCATCCAGGAGCTTGTCCAGCTTATCGGCCCCGGTGCCCGTGGCCTGGGAGATGGCCCGCTTGATTTCCTCCAGTTCAATGCCGTGGGAGCGCAGGGCCTTGATATCGTCCACCGTGACTTCGTTCAGCCCTCCCGCAATTTTGAACCTCGAGCAGATTTCCTCGAGGAGCTTCAGTTCCAGGCCGCGGAACAGCTCGGCCAATTCTTCGGGAAGGGCGTCGAGTAATTCAGGTGTAAAGGGGTATTTCATCGTTCACCGCCAAAAAATCCCCGCCACCTCACATCGAGATAGCTGGGATGGGATATTTAACTGCAAAACTGCATCTGCCGGTTGGTCTGCCGGATAATCATCGACATATTGGTGCTGGGCCTCCAGCGCTGGATGTACTCCACAGCCTCACCAAAACGCTTGCGGGGGATGTTGTTGCGGCTGTTCACCCGGAACCAGTTCTGAATGTCCCGGTTGCACTCGCTGTATGTCCTGCCCCGAACATTCTTATCATGATAGGCCGTGGAATCCGCGCCGCCCAGCGCTTCGATGACCTCGGAGTTGACCTGAGAGGCAAGAGTGCGTTGCTGGCTGTAGTCGATGACCATGCTGTCCTCCAGGGCGGAAATTCGCTGCTCATGCTGTACGGTGCGGTTGTCCAGCATGAAGATAGCTTGCAGTTCCTTGGAGAATTTGGTGTATCCTCCTGCGGTGGGCATGAACGCCGCCGCCAACACGTCCTTTGCTTTCAACTGGTACTCCATCAGCTTTGCCGCCAGTTCCGGGTTTTCCTGCTCCATTGTTGGCGTGATGCTGATTTTTGCCAGCCAGAGCGGTACGAAATCCAGTTTGAGGCAAAGAACCTCACGGTTTCCGTAACCGCTTTCGTTCAGGACGAAATTTCATCCCCCTTTAGTGAGAACCTTATCCTTCTGAATTTTCAGACGTTCGTTTTTGGTTTGTCCTTCGCTCAGCCCGATGCCCTCACACATCCAGCGGACACCCGCCCAGATAGTCCCGTCAGCGTCACGGGCCGCCATAAGTTCCGTTCCCATAAAGGGCACACGCTTGATTTCTAATTCGTTCATTTGTACAGCTCCTTTCAGCCTCCAGAGCCGCCCTTTTCCGGCTCAATTTTGATAAGTTCTTTTCTGTCGCGGATGATCTTGATCTCCCCATCTTTTCCAGGCTTTGCAGATACAGTGTCGCCATATTGGTTCATCACGCTCTCCATTGCCAGAATGTGTTCTTGGCGAAGCTCGTATTTGATTTTCGGTTTGCTCACCGAACGTCACCGCCCTTTGACTGGCCATTCAAAGCCAAAATCGGAACGCTTGATTTTGCACCGCGGTTCGCCGCCCTTCCAAAACACAATGCCCTCAATTTCGTGTTCCATAAGGTAATGCCTGATTCCATCAAAGGTTCTGAGAACACTAATTTTTTCATCTCCATGCGGGAGAAGTAAATCCGAAGTATAATTGTATGGGTTCCCCTGGAAGTGCGGCCCAACGGCCTCAAACGTACCATCTGAGAGTGGGCAAGTAGAATTCTCAAAAGCGGCAATAAACCATTTATCGGCATGGTTATCCCCGTCAACCTTTACCCAATGGGGCCAATGCCCCGTTACGGGGTCAGGCTCACAGCAGGGGATTGCGCCAGCAGGCGGTTTCTTGCCCTTCTTGGCGTCATACCGCTTGTAGGGTTCGCCGTTGATGATGGCGCAACAGGAACCATCAATCTTGACCGTTGCCACGCCCTCTCCAGCAAGAACCCATTCCATGCCGGGACACACCTTATCGCTGATGCCAACAATGCGGTGGTTTTCATACCTTCGTTCAAACAGGGTTGGAATTTTTTTCATCCAAAACTTACCTCCACGCCCAAAAACTTCACGTCTTCCAGCTTTACGCCGGTGAAGGAGTGAATGCACCTGTTTTCATCGTCATAAATGGAGATGTCATAGATATGCGCTCCGTTGAGCGGCGGACACTTGATCCGCTCCAGCTTCACCAGCTCCCCGGTGAAGCCGTTGTATGTTACTTGCATGGGGGCCTCCTTTCATTTTGTTTTTTGCTTTTTCTTGTCGATTTTATCCAACTCTTCAAGAATTTTCTCATTATTGGATATCACGCTATCTAAACTATTGCAATGATACTCAAAAACATTGGAGATTATAATTTTCAGTATGTTGGCCAAATGCGACTGGTTTATGAGTAGCCTTCTGATTATCTTATCCAATTCTCAATCCCCCCTCAATAATCCCCTTGTACTGCTGCACATGGGTCAAGCATTCCGCAATGAATCCCGCAGAATATCCAAATATTCTTGTGCGTGGTCAGCTACAGCGGGCTTAATGTCTCTGCTACATCCAGACTGGTAACTGCGGCGCGTTCTTCCTTTTGGAACTTTGCAATTTCTGCATTCAACATGATTTTCAATCATTTCGTTGATTTATAAAACCTAAATTTCACCAGCGAATTTTCGCTGATGAGTTTTTCCGCTATCTCGATATGAGGTTGTC